GCAGTAAGGACTGCTTCAAAGAGACTTGCGAGTTCTGGTGTTGCAGTAGTGATACCTGAAACTGGTACAGTCATTTGCATTGAAACTTGATTGGTAAGACTTACCTCACCAAACATTGCAAACCCAGCTGGGTGAACTGATTTTTTAATCTCTGCTCTCCAATCTGCAATAGCGGCCCCGACTTTAACTACATAAGAGAAATCTTGATAATAATATGAGTCCTGAACCTTCATCAAAGATTCACTAATCTTACCCTTATCATTATTAAATGCTCCGGCCGTTGAACCTACTGTACCGATTGATGTTGTTAATGTACCTTGAGATAATTCTGAAAGTATTGCATAATTTGTTCCTGCTCCTCTTGTAAGTATTTCAGATCTTTGGAAAGTTCCTAGTGTAGTATTAACCGTAAGTGTTTGTCTTGTATTATCCCATGCAGTTACCAAACCCCTAGCACTAGATGTCTGACCTATTATAGTATCCCCAACAGAAAAGGCTGTAGTAACTGAAATGTCTGGTGGAGAACCTACATTAATATTTCTGGTAAGAAGAATTTTGACAGGAACAGTAGCTGTAGGTGCAGTTGCAAAACCTGTACCAAACTTTGAAATTTCTATACCAGTAATTGAACCTATACCAGAAGTTGACCATCCAAGAAAAGTTGCACCAGAACCAAGAGGAGTTACAGTAGTAAGAGTTGCTAATGCATTACTGACTGCACTAGATATAACTTGTCCTTGTGCGAAACTTCCTGAGACATTTGCAATGGTTGCTTGTCCTGAAATTAATGTTGTGATTATTCCTGTGCTAACTGGAGATGCATCATTAGAAATTGTTTCTCCTGCTGCAAATGTTCCAGTAGTTGTAAGTGCAGAAGTATCCCATATTAATCTAGAAGAAGCTGGAACAATAGTTGGTATTACTTCATAACCAGAGCCTGGACTAAACATTGTAACATTAACAACTTCATTACTTTCACTAGTTATAGCAGAACCAAAATATTCATATGCAACATCATGGGGCCCATTCTCTGGTTGGGCGGCTAAATCTGCCCATGTTCCATCTTCATATTGTATTTGACTTCCTGTATATGCATCTGTAGCTTCCGTTCCTTCTTCATATATAATATGGTCAAAAGTATTCATAGTATATTCAGCTATGTCACCTGACTCTGGAGCAATAGCTCCACCTATACAAGTAATAACCGCAGAAGCTCCTGCACCCTCTGTATTTGTATTATCAAAATATAAAGGATCACCTACAGAATAATTCGTGCCTGGATTGTCAATAATAACTTGGTCAACCTCACCAGAACCAACATCAACAATACTAATTAATGCATCCTTACCAGTTGCACTTGTAACAGCAACAGTATCATCAATGGTATAATTAGAAGCCCCATTAGTTACAGTTGCACCAACAATAATAGATTGAATAGTTGCAGAAATAGATACATCAGCATCTGTACTATCAATCGCAGTTATTTCAGCTCCTGCTATAAATGTTCCACTTATAGAATCTAAATTTAGAACTAATTCATAAACAGTTGTCTCGCCCTCTTGTAACTGAAGAACAGCTTCTACAGCTGCAGTTGATTCAGTTGCTTCTCTTACAATATCTAATGTTTGTGTTATAGTTTGACCTATTAAATTTGTAGGATTATTTTCAGTTGCTACAACTCTAAGAACAGTATCACTTGACCAATCACCAGCGGAAATTTTAAGAATATTTTCTGTGGGATAAATAAGTTCTGGCGTTTCTCCGAACATTAATCTGAAGAATATTTCATGACCCTTCCTTGAACCTTTTGCACGATACAAGTCACGAATACTCTTTACTAATTTTCTTTTGGAAATTCCTGGCGCTAAAGTATTAGGAACAGCAATAAGATAAGTATTTCGGAATTGGTCTAAGAAATCAGTAATGGTTTTATCAATATCAACATACTCTAAAAGTTGTTGAATATTCTGTACTGGATTTCCTTGATACTTACCAATAGTAGCAGTTGCATCTGAAGTACTGCCGATAATTACTTCACCAACTTGCAAAAATCTATTTGTTTCAACATAAATAAAACTACTTGCATTATCCTCTGAAAGAATTTCAGCAACAGCACCAGAAGTTTGACCAGTAACAATCTCCCCCTTTATGAATTCACCATATTGAGAATCTTCATAAACAAACTTAGTTCCATCCTCATTGAGCATGAAATTTTCTGTCAGTTTATTTTCTAAAAGGATTTGGTCTGAGGGTTGAACATTAGTGAGGGTAATCTTTGAGGCCTCCATAAACTGATAATATAGTCTTAGGAAGTCCACAAAGACAGGGTGATCTGCCTTTACGAATTCAGGAAATTTATCTTCTATAAAAGATGAAATCTTTTCATCTAAAAACGTACTCGCCATATTACGATGTGGTGTATGTGCTTCCTACAGAGGCAGTTGAACTAGATGTGGAATATCCTACACCAGCAGTTGCACTACCAGTTGCGAATTCATCAACCTCAGCTGTTACCTTTGTTGCAACAGTATCTATTTCAATAACTTGTTGTCTTACAGGAATAACATCATTGGAATCTGGTTTAATGGTTACATCTATTGTACTATTAGTATTAGTTGTAGATGTTATATTAAGTGAGGTCAACACTACAACTCCTGTGGTATAATTAATTGTTCCAGCTGTTGCATTAGTAATAGTCTTAGTAGTACCACCCAAAAGATAAAAAGTTCTGATATTACCACTACCATCATCATCGATAAATTGTTCATTAGTGTTTCCAGACAAATAAAAACCAGTAGATTCAACTACCGTTTGGGCCCAAGATGCAGTTGGATGATAAGCTGCATTGTTAAAACCAATTGTATACTTTGTAATAGCACTTAATGTTGGAGTAATAATTCTTTTCAATTTCATTGTTGCTGTACTGGACAAAATGGAAGTATCAGTATCATCAATATCTTTTAAGAGATTAGAATGTCTGAATACACTATCGAATTTTTGTAGGTTATTTGTATTGAATGAACTTACAGTTGTTTCAACCAATGCCTGAATATCTGATTTAGTTTTTTCTGTCAAGGTAGAATTATATTTTACAGTTATACTCATAACCAAATACAAGATTTCTGGATCAACTATCTCTGGAACTATTGAAGCTACATTATAATTTTTCAAACTAGCAATAATTGAATTTTTAGTTGTAGCAGTTAAGGTTGTTCCAGTATTGGGGTTAATAGCAATATATACTTTGCCATATATCGGTGGATCATTATCCTCACCACCCCAACATTGTATAGACTTAATATTAGAATATACTGAAGGCACTATTGACTTGTAATCATCTGGTGTTACAGCCCTTCCTTGTGCTGCATATTTTAATGGTGCATTAAATTTAATAGAGTCTACTGATTCTGCATCACCCCCACCAGAAGCATTAGCAGTTGATAATGCAGTAACATTAGAATATCCACCCACAGTTGAAGCTGTAGTAAATGCACTTGCACCATCAGCCAAACTTCCATTAGTTACAACATAATCCAATAAAATAATATTACCATCAATAGGTTTCTTACCTATAATACCATCTCCAAAATATACTTCATACCTGCCATCCTCTACTTCTTGTAAAAAGTATTTTAAGGAAGTTGATGTTAGTGTTGCATAGTCTGTATTCAAAGTATAAACTTCTGTAGTAATATCACTTGATGATGCTTGTACAGATACTACTATTGTACTAGTGTCAACAGTTGCAGATGGTATTACAAATCGTTGTTCTAAATTTGAAGTATTTACAGTATATTGAAATCTTATTCTTGTTCCTTCATAAATTCTAATACCACTAAAAACAAATGTTCCCGAACTTGATGTTGCAGTATGATCTCCAATAGTTACAAATTGATAGGAAGTATCATTAACTGAAGAAGTAAAGATTGAGCCTGCATCCATGACCAAAGATGTTTGAGAAGTTGGAACACCAGTAACCGTAACATCAACATATGCATTTGAAGATTTACTAGATGATGGTAAGTACCCTAAAGCCTTTGCATGAGAAACAGCACTTGATCTAGTTAATGCAGTATCAATGAACATTTCGTTTGCAAGCATATTTGCATGAAATGCTAGATAGTGAGTATTGTATGCCAAGAGATCCATAAGAACCGACATTCCAGACCCTTCAAAATTATAATCTGTAAATTGAGTTTGTTGTGAAAGAAATGATTTGAAATTATCTTTTACTGTATCAAAGTCTAAATCAGTAATTTCTATTTTTCCTTTTGAATTTATAGCCATATTATCGTACCGCTTCTAAGATTGTTTGAAATTCTATAAGTTCTGCTGGTAAATTTTCTACATAAAAATAAATCCTAACATCATAAGAATTTGCATCTGGAACTGGATAACATTCAACAGTTTCCACTCTAGCTCTAGGTTCAAAATTACCAATCATTTCTTCTATTGCTCGAGATAATTGATTGCCTGTTATAGGCCCAAAGTTTTCAAAAAGTAATGCTGTAACATTAGATCCAATCTCTGGATGGAATGGTCTATCGTAATGATTAGTTAATAGTAAATTACGAACAGACCTTTTAACAGCATTAACATCAGTAACAGTTGCTACATCTCCTGTAACTGGATTTGCAGTAAAGTTCAAGTTTAAGTCTCTATAAATTCTACTTGATCTTTTCTCATTCTGTCTTGATGCATCCCATGCCATTATGGTGCTACTCCGTTATTGTTTAATGCTGCTGATTCCTTGTGTTCTGGATCATCCTTGTCTTTGAACCAGTAGTCAGCCGTCTTAGTTAGGACAGCTACATAAGTTCCTATTAAAATATTTACGATGTCTCTGTACGCTTCTCCAACTTCTTGAAAGAATAGTAAATACAATAATACAAAGAATGCTCCAAATACTACTAGACTTAATGCAAATCTAGCCCAAAAGTTTAATTTTTTGCGGCGTTCAATCGCTTTGCATTGATCGCCTGTTGTTTCGTTTGTCATATCACCTCAATTTAATTGTTTATTATGCATTTGCTCCAGCGCCTACTGTCTTTGCTCCACCTACTATCTTACAACCACAAGATAATGCATCCCCGATTCT